AGCTCGTGGTCAGTTCGATGATGTACTAGCAGTACAACTTGCTCGTGCTCGCTTTGCAGTACTTCAAATTCAAGCCGCTGAGAAGTCTATCCAAGCACCTATTGCTATTCCACAAGATGTGCAAGAACTTGCTTTGGGACCAGATGCAATTATGCGTTCATCTCAGCCACAGAACATCCGTCGTGTTCCACTAGAACTACCACCTGGAGTCTTTACAGAGTCAGGCGTTCTAGAGCGTGAACTACGCTTAGGTGCTCGCTATCCTGAATCACGTTCAGGAGATATCAGCGCATCTGTTGTTACAGGTCGTGGTGTACAAGCACTGCAGGCTGGTTTCGATACACAGATTAAATCAGCTCAGGCACAATTTGCACGTCTATTTATGGAACTTGTATCTCTCTGCTTTGAAATTGACGAAGTTATCTTCGGTTCAATGACTAAGTCAATCAAGGGAACAGATGACGGTACTCCATACAATATGAAGTACGTACCATCTCGTGACATTAAGGGTGAGTACGGAGTAGACGTCCGTTACGGAATTATGTCCGGTATGGATCCTAACCGTGCAATCATCGCATTGCTACAGATGCGTTCAGATAAACTTGTTTCACGCGACTATGTACGCCGTGAGATTCCAATGGACCTCAATGTAACTCAGGAAGAACAACGTGTTGATATTGAAGAGATGCGTGATTCTTTGCGCCTTGCCGTTGCTCAGTATGCTCAAGCTATTCCTGCTATGGCGGCGCAGGGGCAAAACCCTGAAGAGATTGTCAAGCGTATCGCTGGTGTTATCCAAGGTCGCCAAAAGGGACTCTCACTAGAGTCAACTGTAGAAAAAGTATTTATGCCCCAAGAAGTTCCACCAGTTGCGCCACCTATGGCGCCAGGTATGGAACAACAGATTCCAGCAGCAGGTGCGGCCACCGCTCCTGCCTCGCAGCAACCTCCACAAGAACAAGCTGGTCAGGCCCCTGCTGCTGGTCAACGTCCCGATATAGCGCAACTACTAGCCTCTATTGGTGGGGCAGCATAAGTGAAGGAGGTGCAAATATGAAAAAAGGTACATTTGAAAAGTCTGTACAAGTAAAGCCAGTAGAAGGCAAGAAAGATACAGCAAAGCCAGCAGGCGGCAAAGTATTCTTCGGAATGGTCGTTCCTGGACGCAAAGGCAAGAAGGCTTAAATTATTTACCTGAAAGGTGTACTGGACGATGAGCAGTAAAGATAAACTTCCGCGTCCAGTACGCCCGACAGATTTTCTAGTAATACTTACAGGTTTTGTGTATAACCTAACTCAGACAGTTGAAGCGTTTGCTTCTGAGTTATATGAATTATCTATATATCACGCTAATCAAAAGACAGCCACAACTAAAGTGTGGGAAGAATTTTCGCAAGATTTAGAAAAAATACAGGAGGAAACAGATGGCTAGAGGTCCACTCGCCGGTGCTGCAGGTCCTGGTAAGTTTTCAAAGAGAACAGATTTACCTTCACAATATTATGGAGAAGGTGTAGAAACAGCATCAGTTAAGTCTGGTGCTCCACTCGCATCTACTCGTGGTGTAGCAGATAACGTTGGTGGTCGTCCTGCCAATGCACCTGTTCCATCTGCACCAGTTACAGAACTCTTTGCACCTACTACACGTCCTGACGAACCAGTAACAGCTGGTATTGATATGGGTGCAGGTCCAGGATCTGAAGCTCTAGGTATGCAAGCAATGCAAGGAAGCCAGAAACTATCTGACATCTTGGCTAAGATGCTACCTTATGACACAACTGGTGAAGTTAACGTTATGTACCAAAACGCCTTAGTGCGAGGTCTATAGTGGCTGGTGATGGTCTAAAGGCTGCTGCTTCACAGGCTGGTCTTACACCAGCAGAGCAAAAAGAAATTGATGCTCTCAATAAGTTAATGGGTATGCAGAAGGAACTTACTTCTCTTCCTGCTGCTCAGAGCCAACAGAAATTTAACAAACTTCCTAACGGTCAAAAGGAAGCACTTGTAAAAGTATTTGGTGACGTTGACGATAAACCTGAAACAGAAAAGAACTGGTTTGAGTCAGTAAAGAAATACTACAATCCAGTTCTGGGTTTTACTCCAGCCATTGCTAAAGGACTTTTTAAGGGTCTTGATGAAGTATCAGACTTTATGACTCGTGCTCAACGTACAGTTACCTTGGCTTTTCAAGAAGTATTACCGGGTAAAGAGCAAGGCAAGCGTGGTATTAAAACCATAGGTGAAGCCTTCGATCTAGCTGGTGCTGATGGTCGTGAACTATTTAATATTTCTCGTATAGAAAAAGCCAAAAAGAAGTACGGCGAAAACTATATGAGCGTTGCTATGAAGGTTGCACAAGGTCAAAGTCTTGCTCAAATTACCGTTGAGGGAACTGATGCAGAAAAGGCTATTGCAGCAAATGCTTCACAAGAGAAAGACTCTCTTTACGAAGAAGCATTAGATGCCGCTAAAGCAGCACAATACTCTTTAGGAAGATCAGTAGCAAATGTGCTACCAGAATCTATGGAAGGTTCAGGATTCCTATACACAGGTATCTCTGGAACAGTAGATGCTGGATATAGATTTTTTGCAGACCCAACACTATTACTTGGTAAAGCCAAAAAAGTATACGATGTAGCGAACTATTCACTTATTAAAATTATTGGTGATCCTAAGAAACTAGACCAAGCATTTAATAAAAAGCCAGTGGTTAACTTTTTTAACCAGTATGGTTCTGAACTTCAGGCACTTGATGCTGCTCGTAAAGCAAAAGATATTACAAAGGCTACAGAGATACAGACACGTATTAAGCGTCTTGTCCCAGAGTTCGGTCCTGTAGTATCAGATGAGTTTATTAAGGCTGGCGTCAAAGATGCTGCTACTGCAAAAAACTATTTTCAAAACATTGTAGATGTTAACAACATCCTTAGAGGTCAACCTGCTCGTATTACTCCGTTAATTCCTCGTCTTGATGCTGCTCGTCAGGCTCGTATTGGTTTTCTTACAACAGCTAATAAAGTATTTAACATTGACAAGGTTGGTCGTAAGTTAGTTACTGCTCTTTACGGAGCAGCACCTTCTTATGATGAAATCGCTACCGGTATAGTTGAAAGACCAGAGATTATTGCAGCCGCTGAAAAGCAGGTTGGTAAACTCAAAGGTCCAGATGGCGCAAAGCGCTTTACTATTGACCAGATTCAAGAACGTATTGATAAGTTCTCAGCTAAGTTTACAACTATCCCTTACTTCAGAGATGGATACTTTGATGTAATGGGCGCAAACGCATCCAAGCAAATCTTCCAGTTATCACGATTGACTAACAGCCGTTATCACTCAAAGATACTTGCAGAAGCATTTGATGCTGGTAACGAAGGTCAGCGCAAGCAGATTTATAAAGGTTTAGTTTCCACAATCTATGAAGTACGTGGCGTAACAAAGAGTCCAGCAGGCCTTAATAACTTTAATCAGTTCTTAGGCAAGGGATTAACTAAGCAATACGCACCAGATATCGTAGTTAATAAAGAAAACCTTGGAAACCCTGCAGAGTTTGCAGGACAACAGGTTGCTTTGTTTCCATACCAACTATCTAGCGGTATTGCTACACCTCAGATTCAGGACTTAGATCGTCTTGCTACTCGTTCAGGCATTATTGACAGAATGTTTGGTCTATCTCATAAAGAGTGGGCTAGTAAGTTAACATCAGGTTGGGTTATTGCAACTCTTGCTGGTCCACGCTTTGCTATTCGTAATGCTACTGAAGATATTCTAATGCACCTTGCTATTGGTCGTAGTCCTTGGGGCGTTGTTAAAGGCCGTATGTTCTCAACACGTGTTCGTGTTGGTATGGGTATTACCGGCGATAAGACTCTAAAAGAAAAAGCAAAAGATACTGCTCTGCTTAAAGTTAAAGCAGGTGAACTAGGAGCGGTTAATAAGTTCCTCAAGAAAAAAGAACTTAAAGAGTTTAAGACAAAGATTGATAACGCTGATTCTGAAGAAGCGGTACGTAAGATTTTAGGCGAAGCAGTATTGCGTCGTTCAGTTCCTCAAATTTTAGACCCACGTGGTGCAGCAATTCTTGATGAAGTAGCTCGCTTTGGAAATCTTGATGACACACTTCGTGCTGTATCAGAAGGTGGCAAGAATGCCCTATCTGGTGCAGACCAATACCTTAGAGCAATAGATGATGTATCACGCTTTGGTCCTATGGCTCCTATTACTATTAACGGTGAAGAGTATGTACGCGTTACTGGAGAAAAGGCATTTACTCAATTTAATCCAGTAGCAAGTATGCAGGCACGTGTATCTTGGCTAGTTCAAATTGGTATTCATTCCAACGATGATCTTGGAAAGATAGCAGTTACTTACCTTGATGAGCCTAAGAAGGCTGTAGATGAGATGCGTAAGTATCTTGATAATCTTACAGATGAGCAGAGAAACCGTTTCGAGTTGTATCAGCTCAATGGCGATACTCAGATTCACGCAGAGAAAGCATACGCTGCTGTACGAAATACCTTTTCTAAGGCTGACGGAAAGATTAATGAAGACCTTCTTAGCAAGGTTCGCTTTAAGGATGCCAAGGGTAAAGTAACTGTTAAGTCAGATGAACTGTCAATTGATGACTTACCAGACAATACACGTCCAGATTTAGTACCAGAGTACATCTCAGGTCCAACACTGGTGCCAGTTTCTGAGCAGAAGTTCCAAGTAAGCGGAATTATTGAACGCACTTGGGATGCAATGGGAGAAGCAAACGCTCGATTCTCTCGTGAAGGTATTGTTCTTAACGAAATTGTTACAGTTCGTAAGATGATGCAAGACTCAGGCTTTGATAAGGCTATTAGAGATAGAATTACTGCAGGACTTACCGGTGATGCTCTTGTTGAAGCAGATAATTTTGCTAGTCGCCATATAATTTCAGTTGCTGAAGAGATGGCAAAAGAAAGAGTTCTCAATTTCGTAGATAATCCTGCAGTACGTAGCCAGTTGGCTATGTCTGTTCGTAACTTTGCACGCTTCTATCGTGCTACTGAAGACTTTTATCGCCGTGTTTACCGCACAGTTCGCTACAATCCAGAGTCACTGGTACGTGGTTCACTGGTTTATGAAGGTATTGCACACAATGGTTTCATCAAGAAGGATGATAACGGCGAAGCATACTTTATGTATCCAGGATTAACACCTGTATATCAAACAATGCTTGGCGTTACACAGGCTTTTGGTGTAGAAGAAGCATTTAAGACACCAATGCCTATTGATTTTGGCGCAAAGATTAATATGCTTACACCATCATTGAATCCAGATGCAATGTTTCCTACATTCTCTGGGCCACTATCATCAGTACCACTGAAGTTTCTCTTTGACTTAGTACCCCAATTTGATGCACTAGACCGTATCGCATTTGGTACTTACGGTGAAGACCAGACAATGATAAATGCATTGTTTCCAGGTCACATTAACCGTATTATTGCACTTGCAGATCGCGATGAGCGTCGTTCACAGTTTGCATCTGCCACACGTAAGGCTGCTACATATCTTGAAGCAGCTGGATATGGTGTTAAACCAAAGTTTAACGAACAGACACAAACTTGGGATCGTCCATCAGATGGTGAATTAGCAAAGTATCAAGAGCGTATTCAAGCAACTGCTTCTACAGTTCTATTCTTACGTTTCTTTTTCTACTTTGTAGCACCAGCTTCACCACAACCTACACTCAAGTCTGATATGCAAGACTGGGCGAAGGCAAGCGGAAGTGTTAATTTTAAGCAAGTATGGAATGATATCCGTACACGCTATAATGGAGACATCGAAAAGGCAACAGCAGAATGGGTTAAGTATTATCCAGACCAAATGCCATTTACTGTCAATGAATCAGAATCAACTGTAGTTGCTGTAGCAAGTGCTGTTGATGGAACCATAGATTGGCTCAAGAGTAATAAATCATTGCTCGAGAAGTATCCAAATGGTGCTCCATTCTTAATGCCTAATACCGGTAAGTTTGATTTCAACGCATATAAGTTGCTATACAAGTCAGGTATTAAAGAGTCAAAAACAATTGACGAATTTATGCGTGAAGTTCAAGTAGCAAAGGATAGTGAATTCTACTATTCTCAAAAAGAAGATTACGAAAATAGACTTCAATTAATCTACTCTGACTTTGGAAAGCGTGACCTACGTAAGAAGTGGGATGCTTGGTCAAAGCAGTATATGAATATGCGTCCATTACTTAAAGAAGAAATGACTGAAGGCAGTAAGGTAAAAGCAAAGCGTGATAGGGCTTACGCAGACCTTTCATTAATGCTTAACGACCCAACTGTTACAGTTGAACCTAAGTCTCTCAAGGCTTTACGTACTATGAAATCTGTCTACGATCAGTACCTTCTACAAAGAGATTCTATTCAAGGCAATTCAGACTTTGAACTCTCAGCAAAAGAGAGACTAAAGTTCCAGGCAAAAGAACAATTAAAGAAGATAGCAGCAGGTAATGAAAGCGCTAACAGTGCTTACACTGTTCTATTTTCTAAGTTGATAGGGGAGTAAATTGACAACAGCACCTTGGGGAATCAAGACAATTCCTCAGTCAACGACCACAAGTGGTGGATTCAATCCAAACTCTACCTTTGCTGAGTCTACAACTGGAGACAATGCTTATGTTCCTATGCGTGTTCGTCTTGAAAAATTATCTAAGGACGAAAGAATTGCACAAGCAAAACGTCTGAATTCAATTGGCAAGAAGGTTCCATTAAGCGGAAGAATCACAGAAGACTTTATTAGAGCAGCGCAGGAAGCTGAAGATACAGCACGTAATGCTGCAGCAGAAACTGGCGTTGCATTTACACCAGAGTATTACTTAAACTGGTTTAAGAACGAAGCAGCTGGTGAGGCTGAGTCAAGCGGTACAAAGAGCTACGATCCATATGCTCAAATGACAATCTTTGACCCAACCAAGGCAAAGTCTTTTATTAATGATGTTGTTAAAAGCGTACTCAAGCGTGATGCTACTCCTGAAGAAATAGTTGAATATTCAACTAAATTGAAGAAGGCTCAAGAGAAGGCTAAGTCAGCAAGCGTTACAAGATACAAAGTAATCAATGGTGTTAGAACAGCCGTTACTACAGGCGGTCTTGATGAGGAACAATTCCTTACCGATATCATTGTAAAGAAGCCAGAGTACAAGCAACTCAAAGAGAATAAAGTACTTGAGACTAAGGCTATCCTAGAGAAAACAGCCAAGGCTAACGGTCTTTCTTTGAACATATTTGGTGATGTTGATAACTGGGTTCAGCGAATCAACCAAGGTGAGAGCCTTGATACTTTCAAGCAACTTATCCGCAATGTAGCAAAGCGTGGTCTACCAGAAAACGTAGGCAAGTTAATTGATGAAGGTGTTGACCTTGAAACAGTATATGCTCCATACAGAAATACAATGGCTACTGTTTTAGAAGTTAATCCAAATACTATTTCTCTTGATGATCCTACACTTCGTGGTGCTATCGGTCCAGATAAAGAAATGTCAATCTATGAATTCCAACGTGCTCTTCGTAAAGACCCACGCTGGCAGTATACAAACAATGCACGAGAAGAAGTTTCCGACGTAGCACTAAAGGTCCTCAAGGACTTTGGATTCCAGGGGTAGACGATGGCTGTAGACGAAAGTACTAAAGCAGCACAAAAGCGTGCTGCTGCGGTAGAGGGTAAAGCACAGGCTAAAACCCAAACTGAATATACAAAGTCACTTGCTAAAACAAAAACAGATTTACCTTCATCTATTGCTGCCGCACAAAAACTTTATAAGGATGCCAAGAAAGCCGGTAATGCTGGTATTGCAGCACAGGCTAAAGACTTTGTAACAACACTTAAAGGCTTAGAGCCAATGCTTGCAAAGTTAGGACCTGAAGCATCTAATATTTATAAGGGTGACCAATCAGCACTGCGTACAGACTCTGCTATGCGTTCAGGTAAAGTAACTGGTGTATCAACATCAGGTCAATACTATGTTGATGGTAACGCAGTAAGCGCACAGGAATATGCTTCATCTGTCGGTGGAGATACAGGCGCTGGTACCGGTATGGGTACAGGTGGTGGAACAACTGGAGATGGAACTACTGCATCTCTTACCGCAGCACAAAGAAATTTAGCACAAGAAGAACGTAAGTCTGCCTACGATCTTCTATTTGAACAATTTAACCAGTACGGTCTTGGTGGTCTTGTAGAAGGAATTAAAGGACTCGTACAAGAAAATGTATCTCCTTCAGAATTTACTATTCGCTTGCGTCAGACAGATGCGTATAAGAAGCGCTTTGCCGCTAATGCTCAACGGATTGCTCAAGGATTAGGCGCAATCTCAGAGGCTGAGTATATCGGTCTTGAAGACCAGTACCAGAATATTATGCGCCAGTATGGACTACCTGCTAGTTATTACACTAAAGGTGATATGGGTCGTCAAGAAGGATTTGAAAAGTTTATTGCTAGTGACATCTCTGCTGTAGAATTAGAAGATAGAATTCAGACAGCACAGAACCGTGTTATCAACGCTAACCCAGAAGTATCCAAAGCACTCAAAGAGTTCTACCCAGACATTACTAATGGCGATATCTTGGCTTATACACTTGACCCAAAGAACGCTATTAAGAACATTCAACGCAAGGTAACAGCCGCTGAAATCGGTGGTGCTGCTATGGGGCAAGGATTACAGACAAGTGCCAGTCGTGCTGAAGAATTAGCAGCTGCTGGTATTGATAAAGCAGCAGCGCAACAAGGTTTCCAAACTGTTGCTGAAGTTGCACCACGTGGTTCAATGCTTTCAGACATTTACAGACAAGGTCCTTATGGACAAGTACAAGCAGAGCAAGAAGTATTTAATCTTGCAGGTTCTGCAGAAGCCGCACGTCAACGTAAGAAACTTACATCACTTGAGACTGCAGCATTTAGCGGTCAATCTGGTGTTGGTGCCTTAGCACGAGAACGAGCCGGAAACATATAAAGCCTGCCACTGGAACTACTGGCCCAGTGGAGCGATAACAAGACCAGTAGTAGGAGCCATACCCTTTCCCCAGAGGGATATGAGGCCTGCGTCAATCAAACAACTGATAGGGAGATGGACTATGTCCAATTACGAGTACGAGGATGACGACGATGACTTCACACAGGATTCATCGAATGACCTTGTAAAACAACTACGCAAAGCAGCCAAGCAAAAGGACAAAGAACTACAAGAGCTTCGCGCTCAGTTCGAGGGACTTAGCAAGGCGCAACGTGAAAGAGCAATCAAGGATGCCCTCGCAGCTCGCGGGGTAAATCAGAAGATCTCTTCATTTATCCCACAGGACATTGACCCAACTGAAGAGTCGGTGTCTAAATGGCTTGAGGCTAATGCCGATGTATTCGGTCTTAACATCGAGTCGAACCAGGCAGTACCGAACACAGATCCAGCAGACATTGCTGCATATAA